TTCAGAGCTTTACCATAGTGCTTACGCTTACGCTTACTAAAGAGAGTAACCATACCCTCCCACGCAGCAAGCCCAGGAATAAAAGCCTTAGCAATACCAAAAGCAGCATCAATGGCACCCCCAGCATCTTCACCAGTCATAGGACCAGCAGAAACATAAGCAGCATCAGCTTTCAACTGATCTTTGGTTGCCATAACAAGCGAAGTTCCTTCAGGAATCTTTGCTTTAACCGCAGCAGGAAGCTGGTCGAAAGGAATAATAGCTCCCTCCTGACCATCCACAAGCTGATCCGAAGTCGTAAATACTGTACCTTCCCCGAAGAAGTCTTCAAGAGCAGCGCAGGAGCCCAACCCCACACCTAATACAGTAGTAAGTAAAAGGGTAATAATAATATTTCTCATAGTTAATTAACTTTGCAGTTTAGAGAGGTAATCATTGTCGGAGACATTTTCTGCCGCAGACGGGTTCTGACTACTCCCTTCGTGAGATGGAATCAAACCTTGAGCGGAATTCTTCACATCCTCATAATCCTCCAGCTTAACAAGAGCATGAATATCGTGGAGGGAGTCCATCCATGTTGCTACTTCCGCTTTACTCCCAGCCTCAGAAGACTTGGGACGGGGTTGAGATTGATCATACTTAGGCCATTGACCCTCCATGATCTTAACGATTTTAAAATCGTTTCCAGACTCAAGATCGGTAATATCACCGAAGTCTTCATCTAGCATAGCGGCAATAATCTTTTTGAAAAGAATAACACCGATGGAAAGGATTTTCACATCACCAGTTTCACGATCCACCACATTCATGTAGTAACGAGCGCGGGGCTTAATCTGACGGGCAAGATCCTCATCTTTGTTAGGCTCTTTCCAGAGCGAATAGTAAGTATCACACAATGGGCAAGGCTCTCCGTGAATCTTGCGACAATGTACATTCTTTACTTGTCCATCCCCAGAAGGAACCCTATGAATCTTCGTCTCTGCGTAGAACATAGAGTCTTCATCCTTACCAGGAAGAATACGAACAGTATTCATTCCTTCCATAAGTTGGACGAACTTAGAAAGAAAATCGGAATTAGCGTTTCCGCTACCAGGGTTGCTGAGTTCAGCGTGTTTTGCCCGAAGGGCATCTAAATCAATAGCCATGTTAAAACCTCCTATGGTCAGTTGTGGCAGTTACAGTATTATAGTCGTAGTTTGCGAAGTTGTTAAATTATCTGTATAAATTTGTCTCGGCGCGACGATTAGAGGATAGCTGCACTAGCATATCCTTCTTATGCTCTAACGACGATACCAAACCTTTTAGTAGTGTATATTTGAACTGTGCATCATTCACATTCTTAGTATATAGTGCAAAATCAGGCTCTGCCATCACAAAATCATCCAAATCTTTAGCAGTCTGTTTTGTAGTAGAAGAGCTTTTCTTCTCCTTTCTAGCAATAGCACTAAATTTGGTTAAATTAAGATTAGCCTCATCTAACCTGTTTTTGGCAACAGACAACAGACCTTGATAATAAGAATAAATAGAGGCTTGCCTAGCCATCTCATTATCAATCTCATGCGTATCATATTGCGTAACACTATCTGCAATGTCTACATAATTTTCCCAGGTAAGATCCTCTAACGCTTCTAGTAAATTCTGTGCTTTGTTCATAGTAATAGCTCCTTGGCTAGTTCTGGGTTAAGTCTCGCAAATAACATAATTGCTCGGGACATTGTTATAGTCACCCTCTCGTTAGATTCCCAAATATATTCCTCATTTTCATCATCACCCCCGCCCATGCCACATAATTCCAATAAAACATGACAAATCTCATGAAAAAGAGTCTCCCTCGCTGGGCCATCCTCCATCTTTTGTTCTAAGTGGATCTCATAAGTATCAAAATCACAAGTACCCCAGCAGTTCTGTGTACCTGCTTTTAGTCCTTTCTGAATTTTAATATCAAAAGTGGCCCAACCCCCATTAACAGTTTGAAGGTTTTTATTCTCTGCTAAAATATCAAAAATATGGGTCTTACTCGTCATCAGTTGAATAATCTCCTTCGCTCATTTTAAGTACATGGTAATCTATATTCATAGGAACCGTAAACCTGGGGCGACCATTTCTAGACTTAACCACATAAGCCCTCATTCGCCCTTCGTCAAATTCCTGCTCACTTTGATTCAAGGACACTGCAAAATCACAAGTACGAATCTTGCCATAGGAATCTCCAAGTTCGGCATCTGTAATAATCTTAACCGCTCGTCCTTGTCTATTGGTTTGAGTAGCAGTCCACAAAAGAACTTTAGTCTCCATAGCCAACCCCCGCAACTCTTCAGCAATCCTCTGTTGAGCTTGGTACTCATGTTGGTTCTCTCGGACAGGACGCAACAGTTCAAGATAATCCACTATGATAACATCAGGAATAAAATCATCGTAATTTCGTAGCTGTACCAAGAGTGCCCGTAAACTATTAACATTTGCCGTGCCCGTAGGAAACTCTTTAATAACAAGCTTACTACCAGGGAAGTTACTTTGGAAAATACTTAGCCTTTCTGATACTTTAAGTTGCGCGGCGGGAGCCTTCAATTGGCCTTGTGGGATTAATGATACTACTGAGTCGAAGCGTTGTGCAATCTTATCCTCACTCATCTCTAATGAAACATACAAAACCTTCCTTCCTTCTACCATGCTTTGAACAGCTTGATTAACCAGCCATAACGATTTACCTACCCCTGGAGGGGCAATGACCATAGCTAACTCTTTACTCCCCAAACCTCCTTCTAAGGACTGGTTCAAAGAAGGTAACAAAGTTTTATATTTATCAACTGCGTCTGCATTATGCGTCCTATCCCACCTATCACTAATATCCGCAAAATACTTCTGACCTACATTTACTTCTCGGCTAACAGTTAAGGCATTCCGTACTAAGGTCTCCGTCTCCTCCATCCTGTCTTCTTTAATCAGGACTAGAGATTGCTTAATAGCATCTTTCATTGCCTCTCGTTTGGCAAAGCTTTCAATCAAATCTAGATAATAATCCTCTCCATCAATAGCAGAAGTGTCTAGTCTGTTAATATACTCAAGCTCATCAGTGTAATCATGAATAGACTCTCTTTCATTTTTACTAGAATGCAACTGCTGCTCAATAAAATCATCATTAGGAAGTTTCTTATACTTCTCATAATGATCCCTAACAGCAGAAAAGATTTTACTATGAGAAGGAAATTCAAAATACTCAGGCTTAACCAAGTTAACAATTTGAAGATAAAAATCCTTATCAGACTTCAAGAGGTATAAAATACCTCGTTGAATATTCTCGTTGAATGCGTACATTAGGTCTAACTACTACTGGGGTTTATAGATGTTGGTGGGGTCAATCCCCGCCTTATCATAGGTCGTATCCATAATTTTTCGCGCTGATTCCATCTTTTGTTTGGATTCTCGGGGAGTTAATTTCCTAGCTCTATCAAGAACTTTTTGAGGAGGAGTATATTTAGCGTAATGTTGCCACCCTGATTCCATCCTTTCCTCACACCCCCGTTGTAGTTCCAGATTAACTACATCAGAACCTCCAGACTTATTAAAACCTGTTTTCTTATTAACACCTGTCCAACCTGCTCCTTTAAAAATAACAGGAGGGGCTACATCCCACTTTCTTTGTGAAAGCTTTTTACATTCTGGGCACCTAGTCCTGTCTGGGGCATCTCCCATCTTGTACTCTCTGTCCCAAAAAATCTTGCATTCTTTACACACCCATTCATATACTGCCATTAGCACTCACCTCCTGCCACGGAACATATATCTCCGCTTGCAATACTAGTATCTGCAAACACCGTCATATGCTCCTCAATGTTATCCTCCGTCAAAGGAATCGCTGTAAGGGGTTCCCCTTCTTTAGCTCCTGCTCTATACACCGTCAACCCTTTCAGGTACGGAGCATAATCCAAAGCCGCTTGAGAGAACTCTTCAGGAGTAGAAGTGGCAGGAAGATTAATAGTTTTCGAGATACAGGAGTCCATGTACTTTTGGATCGTCGCTTGGACCCGAATGTGGTCTTCGGGGGCCACATCATAGGCTCCGACGAAACACTCAAGCGATTTATCTTCTTCATAGTATTCTCGGAAGAGGGGGTCAACAACTAATTTCTCTTTCCAAATATTGTTATGCCTATACCTACGGGTATACATAGCAGAAAAAATAGGCTCAATGCCTGAACTAACCCCGTGGAGCATAGAGATAGTACCGCAAGGAGGGATAGTAAGCATAACAGCATTTCTGACCCCGTATCGCTTGATAAGCATTCTAATACGAGCAGGGAGAGTTTTTGCGTAATCTTCATTTAGAAATTGTTTGTATTCAAATTCTGGGAATGGGCTCTTGTCCCTTGCTAGATAAATGGACTGCTTGTACGATTCATCTCGTATAGTAGTGAATAGTCGATCTAAAAACTCAAGGCACTTTTCACTACCGTATGTAATCCCCAGTTTAATGAGCATATAATGTAGACC